CCAATACCTTTTTCAACTTTAATCTTCAGGTACTTTTCAGAGCAATCTTTTAACCCAAGCTTTCCACGATTACGATTGTCAATAACAAATGCAGCCATCAACGTATCAAAGAAAGGTTTTTTAGGTACTACGCCTCGGTAGTACTTAGCAATTGATTTCAGGTCAAACTTAATGTTATGACCAACCTTTAACTGGTCACTAAAGAACAAGGGCTTTAATGCTTTAAAGACATCTCCTGGCAATAGCTGCTCTGGTGGCGCATCAAATACTGGCGTCCACTTGGCTTGGTTCTTTGAGTAGTCTGTTTCTTTTAGCTCTTTACCTGCAGCAACTTTTTTTTGACCACTTAAAAGTAATTCTTTATCCCACTGTAAGAAGTCGCCATTGGGGTGACCCATAGGGATTACATCTGTGCGTCCTTCGGTGGCTAGTGAAATCCACAGCACATCATTTACAACAGGTTGGATTCTATTTTCTCCAACTGTTTCTACGTCAAATGCAAAACCGTCTACCTTGGAGTAAAACTCAACAAGTTCTTGAAGTTGTTTCTTGGTTGTAATTATGTTCATTTAATACCCCTCAAATTAGTGTGTAGTAGGGGCCTGGAAACGGAAGACAGGCCCCTACTACGATGGAAGTTTTACGCTATTGAACGTGCGATTTCAAGAAGTTCGGAGCGAGGGGTCTCTCGTACAACTTCGTCTGCTGTGAAAGACTCAGCAGATGCAATCTGTTCGTTAACGCTCTCAAGAGTTAACTTCCATTCCTCGGCAAGGTCACGACCTCGTACATAGTTGAGGGTGTACTGCGTCGTCGGTCCTGTTCCCATGCGAGAAATTTCCCAGAACTCACGGTCAAGTGGTCCCTTACGCTCATCGTCATGAGCTTTTTTAATCTGACGAGCCAATGATGGTGGAGCAGTTAAGACCTGCACACCTGTAGTCTCGCCAACAATGACGAGAATGTTAAAAGCAAATTTGCCACGAGGCTTATCCCCAAGGATGTCGCAAAGTGGGCATGTGTCTCCAATACATACAAAGGACTTCTTGCCCTTTGGACGTTCAATCCAGTGCTGCTCGTAAGTAGCAAATGGACGGTCTTGGAGGAACTTGATGAGCTGTGGCTCATCTGAGAAACGGAAATCAGTTGGGAACTCTGAGTTGTCTGTCTTTAACAGAGCATCTACTGCGTCCCAACCTTCTTGTACGGTTGTTCCAACCTTTGGTTGGATTTTTTCGCTGTCTTCAGCGAGGTATGTGTCAGCATCAACTGACGGTTTTGCAATCGGCATTTGGTTCCTTTAGGTAATGAGGCCTAACGGCTCTCGGTGGATGTGATGTCCTTCCAGCGGCTAATTAGTGCCTCTGTAAGGTCTTCGTGCTGGCCCCACTCTACACGAGCAGTTCCTATCAAGCCTCTCTTGACGAACTCGTCAACAGTAGCTTCAATCAGCGCTCTAGTGTATACCCGATTGCCACCAGTTTTCTTACCACCAAGTGTCTTGGAACGAAGTCTGTATGGCGCTCTTGGTATGTACCCTTTGCGCTCCCATAAACGGATAGTCACAATTTGTTTTTCCAATGCTAGTGCTAAGGCACTGATTGTAAAGACCTCTGTGTCTTCCCCGCCTAATCGTTTAATGATTGGATTTGCATCCCAACCATTTGTTTCTCCCGCCTTACGACGAGAAACCTTTGGGTCCGCCTCACGGCGTTTCTTTTTGGAGCCGGGGATGTACTCTAAATCGGCAAATGCCTTTTCAATTTCGTCCTGCCCTCTTAGTCCAGCCATCTTACTTCTTTAACACCAATGCCCAAGTAATTGACTGTGGATACATTTCATCTATTTCTTCTTCAGTAAGGACATCCTCGTAAAGAGCAGCCATAAGAGCGTCTTCATCTACGACACGGACTGTTTTATACAGGACATCTTCAAGTCCATGTTTAGTGATAATTTCTTCTGCTAGTGCCTCATCAATTTTGCGAGATACACGGCGTTGTTTAACTACTGAGGAGTAACCTTCTACTTCTTCTGGAAGCTCAATAATGACATTGCCTTTGTCATCTTCTTCACCAATTTCATCCAGGTCCTCAAATAACAGTGCACGAAGTGCTTTCTGTTCTTTCTCAAAATAGTCTAGTTGCGACTTTAAAAAAGCATACTTCTTAGTACGAGAAATTAAATTATTCTCATCTGAGAAACGCGGTTCATCATTTTTTACTCTTGCCATTATTCCCCCTTTAAGAAAGCCAAAAGACTTCCTACCGTTAAGTCTACCCCACCTTTTTTGTTGATGCCTGTTCCATCCATAACAGCGTCTGCTACAGCGTTTTTTTGCATTAACATTTGATGTTGTCGTTCTTCAATAGAGTTTAACACGAGGAAGTCTTGTATGACAACATGCGACCAAGCGCTGGATGCGCGGCGGATGCGAGAGTTCCGTTGGATTGCTGTCCCAGAAGACCAGGGCAAGTCTAGGTTAACCAGCAAGTTTGCTTGAGGTAGGTCTACACCGTAGCCTCCTGCGTCAGAAGAAATGAGTACCCTAACTTCTTTAGAGGTTTGAAAAGAAGTTTTAGATTCTTCTTTTTCCTTTGCGTTTAGCAGTCCCGAGTAGAGAGTGCTAACTATCTTTTTTGCAGCAAGTGCCTCTTGGATAAGGGGAAGCATACCCAGGTAGCAAGTAAAGATAACAACCTTGTGATCTTCGTTAGCCTCTATGTGTTCTTCCACATATTTAATTACAGCATCTAACTTCGGAGATTTCGTCGCCTTTGTAAGAGCTCCAGAAGCTTCAAGACCAGCCACGTAAACACTGCCGCCTTTAGACCCTTCAAGGTTAACTTTCTCACCGTCAATCTCCTGCCATCCATTATGAAACTTAGTTGAACTTTCAACTAAAAGCTGTGGGGAATCGCATAACATCCTTAAAGAAGTTATCTTAGACATTATGGAACCACGTAGCTTATCAGCTGGTCCTCCTGCTTTGTGGCCTTGTCCGTAATGTGAGTCTAGCGAAAACGACCCACCCAGTAGTTCTTGTGCATCCATAAGTTCTTGTATCAAGTCTGAAGAAATCTTGGTATAAAGTTCTGCGCCAGCTTTGTCTAAGGAGATTAAGTACGGCTCTAGATGGATGGTCTCAGGAAGGTATGGAGATACGTCTGGGTCTTTCTGAGTCTTGCGTACAGCAACCTGCTTCATTTTCTCGTGGAAGATAGGTAGGTTTCGGTAGCGCTGTACCCCACCAAAATGATTGCGAACTATGAAAGTCTGGTCAAATAAATCAAAGCGCCCTAAAACTGTTGGGTCAACAAACTGCATAATGCTATAGAGTTCTTCTGGGCGTCCGTTCTCAATTGGAGTACCTGTTAAGGCAAAACGAATTGGGACTTTACGTGCAAGTTCTTTTACTCTTTTTGACCGTTGAGAACGGAACCCTTTAATAGCAGTAGCTTCATCGCAGACTACTGCTCCCCACTCGTAGTCTTTGATGATGTCCCAATCAGCAACGATAGTTTCATAGTTAGCAATAATGTAGCCAGTGTGGTCTTCCCACGTCATATCCCTTTCCCAACGAATGTAACGAGTACCTTTAGAGCCATCAATTACTGAGGAGTAATCGTCTGAGAACTTGTTAATCTCTTTTTGCCATTGGTACTTCAAACTAGATAAAGCAATTACAAGAGTTGGCTTTGTTAACTTTCCCTCTTCTTTTAGTTTTTCTAACGCAGCAATAGTCATACAGGTTTTTCCTAAACCCATCTCATAAGCAACAAGCATCTTTTGACGAGAAGCCATTTTGTTAACGTCTTCTACTTGATACGGCTTTAACTCACCTTTGAACATCTGGGTCATCCACTGGGCAGGGAACAGTTAATAAAGTTCCACAATCATCGCACTCTCCGTCAACAAACCACATAGCGATATCGTAATCCTCAAACATTGCTTTAACTTTAAATACTAAATGCCCACAAGAAGGACAAGCGTGCGTCGGTATCCCCCGTGCATCTAATGCCATACGTAGGCTGCTTTGCCATAAATCATGTCACGAGCTGTATCAAGCCCTTGCCTTATCTCTGCTTCAGTCATATCGCCTGGGTCCTTTACATCAATACCTGTGTAATTGAAGTAGGACAATTCAATACCATACTTGCGAGCAAATCCACGCATAAGTTCATTGGCGTGTATTCCAGCATCATCTTTATCAAAGGCTGCAATTACCCTGGTTGCTCTACGCATAATCTTTGCTTGCTCTTCACTGATGATTGCTCCGTAGGTAGAGATTGCTCCCTCAACACCTGCGGAAGCAAGTCTTGCTACGTCTAGTGGGGACTCCACAACGACCAGTGTTTCTGTAGACATAACCTCTACGCCAAAGACGGTTCTTGATTTCTTAACACCTTGCGGCTGGTTACGGAAGAAACGACCACGTGCACCTTTTTCTTGCCATCCCCATAAAGAGTAATCGTTAGGTTCACGGATTGGAACAATCCAGGCTTCGTTAGCAACATCCCATAGGACGCCGTGATGTCTTGCTGCTTCTGCACTGATGTACCTCTTCCGTAGTTCTTTCTCTGGCGGCTCTGTGTACACAGCAAGACGAGCCTCTGACATAGCTATTGGTTCTTCAATGGTGACATACTGTGGCAATTCACGGATACGCTTTAACAGTACATCCACATCAAGCTCTGCACTAGAAGTCACATAATCTTTTGCATCAAAATAATCAATGCCTTTGATATCTGCAACCAACGTATACACGTTGCCCTTGTAACCACACGAGAAGCAGATATGTGCTCCAGTTACGGAGTTAATCCACCACGACGGATTGTGGTCTTCTTTTCCAGTGCGAGCTTTGTGCATTGGACATAACCCTTGTACCTCTTCACCTCTCTGAGAGACAAGGGGTATATCTAATGAAAGTAAAACTTTTTCTACGTCAACCATTATTATCCCAATTAGAGCAGAACTCACAACTCATCATTGCTGACTCATCGTGGAAACATCCCGTCTCCCACTTCCAGGTTAATGAAGTTTCTTTAGGTGGGCAGTTACGAGAAGCAACAACCTTTAACAAACGAATAGAGTCGTCTTCTTCTACGGGCTCTAAACCTAAAATGACATCTGAGTCTTGGAAGAAAGAAGATGAGTAACCAATAGAGTCTGCGGTAACTTTTCCAGCACGCATCTTCCATAGCAAAGTCTGAGTGGTAATAACAATCGGCTTGTCAATCTTCTGCGCTAAACGCTTTAGGGCACGGGTGATGTTAGTAATTGCTTGAGGGGTATTCATCTCACCAGTTAAATCATCAAGCATCAAATACACGCCGTCTACAAAAACAATGTCTGGTTTTAACTGCTCAATCTTTGCTGACAAAGCAGACACCGTAATACCATTTACTGCATCCACTAGATGAAATGGGTGCTCTGTCTCCATAGCATTAAGCATGTCAATGTAACGGGTTTCTTCTTTCGGTAAAAGCTTTCCACGTCGTAGTCGTCCATGGTCAATGTGTGAACGCATTGCGTCATGACGCTGCTGTTGTTCGTGATTGTTCATCTCAAAAGACTGAAACATAGGTACTTTACCTAGCTTATGGACATTAATAGCAACCTGTAATGCAACCTGAGATTTACCTGTTTTAGGTGGAGCAATAATTGTCACTAACTGACCGCCCTGTAAACCTGCGGTTGCTTCGTCAATGTCTTTGAACCCTGTAGGTATACCTAAGAACTCTTGATTTTGGATTGATTGATATTCCTTGTAACGCTCTTCTGTGTTCTTAGTTAGATCAACTTCGTGAGTACCAAGTACTCCTTGCTCGTTAACTTTGGAAACAGTTTTTTCCATAGCAAGTATTGCGCCGTCATGGTTGTTGTCTTGTAACTGCTCAACTGCACTTTCTAAACCCTGTCGTGTAAGCATACGACGGCGAAAATCCACCATCGTGTCCAACAAATAGTCCATGCTGTCTTCAACATTAAGAACTTTGTAGTTTGGATAATGGTCAAGAACTGTTGTTGCCGTAGGCACTTCGCTGTACTCGCTGTAGTGCTTACGTACAAACGCCCAAACTTTTTTGTTGTCATCATCTAAGAACCAGACATCTGTTATTCCGCGTTGAAGTACGGGGGTAATCTCACGTTCCTTGATTACCTTGCTAACGAGTCTGTGTTCGTTATCTGCTGCCAATTACTTCCACCGCTCCCCGCACTCTTGACACTGCAAATACGAGTTACTATTTACATACAGTCTAGAGACTTTGTTTGAATGACACATCGGACAAATAACATTAGCAACACTAAACATAACGCCCTCCCTCAAGGACTAGATATTATCTAACTGTACCCCTGCCGAACCATACATAGCGACTCGGCCTGGAACATCTATTACAGCCTTAACATTAGCACGATATGGCAGAGCCCCTATCAGCTCGTGTGGGTCCTCATAGAGCTGCCAGTAGTTGAATGGGTTGACAACCCTGCGCTCAAGTTTCTCAAAGGCTTTATCAAGGAGCTCTTCTGTCCAGCCTTCGCTTTCAAAGCCAGCTAGCTCTAAAGAAAATGCATAGTTGTTTGACAGTTGCCACAGCTTGTTAGCTGCAAGTAAATCAATCTCTCCTACCACAAAAGAAGTCTTCTTTACCAAAAGACGTTTAGACACTTCTTCTTTTAGTTTCAGAGCTACGTCTGTTACACAGACTACCTGCGGAGAGGAGACGTTGGAAATGTCTCCGTTTTTCATATAACTTCTATCGTTGCGTAGTTAACTACGAACTCACGAAACTTCTGAGGGTCTTCGCTAGCCTCGTATGCCCACTCTTCTGGCACTGAGTTGGGTACGTTGATTGAGTAATGACCTGTGCTTTTAATCTTATTGTTTACAAAGGAGGTGTGTTTGCAAGTGCTCTTCTTATTCCACACTGGACAGTTGCAACGAGTTTGTTTAGACTTGGTTTCTAGCTCAACCTCAAATACGCCCACGCCTTGGGCAGAGATGAACTGCTGAACAGTCATCCACTCTGCGTTCATGCTTGGTCCTTTCATTGGGCACCTCTTAGGTCTGAACCTAGTATAGGCACTCTTATAAACGCTTCGTTAGCAAAACTCGCCATTGCTTCGCTGTACTGCGATTCCCAATTTTCTAAACGAACATTGGTAGTAACAATTGTAGGCAATCCCTTGTCGTAGCGCAGTCTTAGAATCTCATCAAATGATGTGTCGTCATACTTAGACCCGTATTCTTTACCTAAATCATCAAGTATTAATACCCTGACGTTTAACCAGTCAAAACGGCAACGACCATGAAACCCATCTAACTCATAACTCATCTCACGTTTATCTTCCCCTTCCATATCAAAGGTTGACTTCTTACGAGATAGAAACTCTGGATAGGTCATGTAGTAAACAGGGCGAAACTTTAACCCGTACTCAGTTGAGTTTAATCCCAATAGCTTACTTGCAAGAGCATCATCATCTGGCAAGTTACGGACAATCTCCATAGCAGCAACAACTGCGTGAGTTGTCTTGCCAAGACCAGGGCCACCATCAAAGACAAGCCCCACGCCGTTTACGCCGATGTTCCCAATACTTTTAATAACATGACCTGAAGTTACATCGTCAACCCAAGAAGATAACTCTCCTGGGAATGAACCTACTTTCTCAGTAATGTCACTTGGTTCTAGCCCTATAAATCTGCGTGGGATGTTTGAAGTACGCAGTAGCCAGTGCTTTTTTAATGGAGACAAAGTGTTGATGTCATACATCTGTGTTACCCCCCAATTCTTTTTCTAACTTTATTCGGCCCGCATCCGTTATAGCAAACCGAGGACTTAAAGTTTCATCGTAGTCAACTGAAACAAGCCCTAACGCAAATAGTCTCATTAGGGCTTGCTCTAGTTCGTCTTCTTCCAATTACTTGTCTTCGTTTTCCTTAAGCCAAGCAGCAAAAGCAATCTGTGTTTCTGCTTCTGGGACTGAGTGTTCTTCAAGGTATTCCAAGAAGTCTTCGTCCTTCATTAGATCAGGTGTTTCTTTTAGTGTGTAACTTAGTGGATTCATTAGGATTTAAACTCCAGTACTCCAACGAAAGCCGTTGGCTTGTCAGTTGTTTTATCAACTCTAGTTGTTTCTAGCTTTACGCTTTTGCGAGGTGTCATCGCTAACACCTGTGATTTAATCCAACGCTTACCTGCTGATGCATTTTTCCAAGCTGCTTCTGCACTTACAGCCTCTGCTGGTTGCATTGAGTTGGGATTTTCATCATCAATCATTGGAGTAAGAAGGCTGACATTAGCCAACCATGCGCCACCTTGTTCGGTGTTTAGTGTGAGTGTTGCTGTGAACTTCTTTGTAATCTTTTTTGCCACGTTTAGTTCTCCTTGCCTTTCAATCGTTTTTCATGTCGCTCTAGTTGTGCACGTCCACTCAAAGAGTTCTGGAACACACGACCGTCACTGGAGATGAGAGTACCAGATGCTGGGGTGGTCTCAACTTTAGCAGTAACTCTGTTTAGCCCTAGGTTCTCTCTTGCTTGGTTCATCTTCGTGCCGAAGGAGGCAAGGTACTTTTTGTAAAGGTGAGGAGCCTCATCCCCAATGTCTTTGAAGTTACGTTCATCCTGCATGAACAGCCGAAGTAGTTCAAGCTCTATGAGCGGGGTGGTTCCGTACTGTGAGCGGAACTTTCGTATTGCGCCTGATAGCGATTTGACGGAAACAGTTCCTGGAAGTAGCGGGTATTTACGGCCCACTTGGTAACTAAACTCTGCAGCAACATCCATCGCTGTCCATTCGTGCTCTGGTCGCTTGCCTCTAGTTTTAGGGTCGCTCTTTCGTATCTTTGGTTGCGGGGCGTCTTTCGGCTCAACGAGTCCAAAACCTGCCAGAGAGTCTCCATCATCTTCCCATCTTCTCATAGGAACCCTTATCTCCTTTGTGAAACCTACGGTTTCAGATTCTTTTAATTTATAACTAGATTGGCTATTAGGTACTAATAGCTTATTAGCTATACTGCTATGTGACTTATAGTCATGTGAGGTGCGGTAATTTTCTACCAACTCCTGCTTTTCCTGTTGGTAATTTTTTACCGTAATTTTCTTCCGTCCCAGGTATCCGTTAGCACGCTTGGTCTGGGAGGTCTCAATTAACCCTGATGCTTCAAGGCCTTGCAAGGCGCTGCGGATGGTCTTGTCGCTTGTTTTGCCAGTCTCTATACAAAGCTGGGCTACTGTGGTCTCTACGAGCCCGCCAGGGGCTGCAGAACGGCACAATATGGCAAAGAGACGGAACTGGAAATCCGTTATCTTGGCTGAGTAGGCTTCTGACGGGATGTACACAGGCTTAGCCTACTCCTCATCATCAAAGGGTGAAATGTCTTTTTTGTCTACTTGTTCGTTCAGGTGCTGGACAACGGCTTGACCTAACGACTCCATAACCGTGGTGGCTATGAAGGCGCTCATCATATCCACAAAGACTCCTAAAGCCTTGTGCATGCCGTCGTGTAGTTCATCTGGGTCCATACCCAAGAATGGGTTCTCGTCCATTTCAAGCGGGTCCATTCCGTCAGTTATATCCCACGTATCTAACGCAAGGTCTTCAACGGTGTGAATGATTAGGTGGTCAGTGAGGCTATCTGTCCAAACAATGCCTATTGCATCTCCAGTAGATAGCTGTCGTAACAAATCGTTCACTGGGTCTTCGCAGAGCACAAATGAATCTACCTGTTTGATTATGTGACCTACATCTGTAGCATCACTTAAAAAAGCAGTTACTTTTACTTGGTTCTCTAAGCACTTTCGTATAATGCTTTGAGAGAAGTACTCGTAATCTGTCTTTACTGGAAAAAGTACTTCGGGCGATTGTTCAGAATACTTTGTGAGAAGTTGGTCAATACCAAGTGATACATCTAAGTCATCTTCTGAAAAAACAGCTATTTTCATTGTGTTCCTATCGTCTTGGTGCCGCAATTGTTATCGGTTTATTTATGTATTTATTTATCAGTAGAGCAATAAATGATATTGCTGGCACAGAAACAACAAACTTTAAGTTGACACTGTAGAAGCAAAGTAGCGCACCAAAGCTTAGTGGTAATGAAAGAAACGCGTATAGTTTTTCTTTGCTTATTAGAAGACCTAAGCCAAGAGATATAAGTTCAATTGTAAAAGTTACTGCTAACCCCGATAGGAGTACTGCTATAAGTAGGTTGACCATAGGCGCATACTACACCGCTGTTAGGTTTGTGTACTCCAAGCCTTCGTAGGTTCTAATTCTCCAAAAGAGGTTTTGAGGAGTCCAATCCTTAAGGGTGTAACCAAGGCGAGGCAACTTAAGTGGCTTGCTATTGTATACTGAAGAGTAGGAGTTACCAACAGCACCCTGCCATACGGCACCAAAGGGGTTTCCACTGATTGCTGAAAGACTACCGTCAAAGTAATCAGTTGCTTTAGGTGACTTTTCTGCTTGTATTGAGTCTAAGAAAATAGTGTTTGCACCTGTTCCAGAAAAAACCATCTCTAAAGTAACGATGTCTGTGTTGCTTCCTACGAGTACTGTGTAGTAATCACGCACCCAACCCGAAGATAAACCAACCGCGTAAGGAGCTGGAGCATCTATTGAGACTATTGCTCCCGCAATATCTCTACCGACAATGGTGAGAGTTAAATTAGCTGTTGCTTTTTTGTAAAATGAGAATGTGTAAAACTGACCTTCCTCAACAGGAAAAGAGCTAGAAGTAAAGGACCATGCACCACTTGTGTTTACTAACTTAGCGCTGTGTTCGCCAGAGTAAGTACCTGTTGGTTCGTCGGTGTCTTGGGTTACAGTTAAGTTAGTTCCAACTTTTGTCCAACCGGTTGTTACGTTTGTTTCAAAGGTTGGGTTTTTAATAAAGTTTGTTTTGTTTGGAGCTAAAAAGATGTCAAGTGAACGAGCTTCATCATATGCAACAGTTTGCCCATTTTGAAAACAGACCATATCTACAAAATAAGTTCCAGCAGCAGACCAAGCTAGTTCTATACCTGCATATACAGCGTCTGTTCCAGAATTACTAACTAAACCTGGTGTAGTAGTTGTACCTGTAACAGCAGCCGTTACTGTAAAGGTAGTAGTTGTAGGTACTGTTGCTATTGTAGCTCCAGTTAAGTTAAACGCGGTATCTGGAGAAGCAAATCCAGAGATTGTAACTACTTCTCCAGCAATCAGATTGTGCACTTCGTCTGTTGTGTAAGTTATTGTTCCAGAAGCTCCTGTAGCAGAGTCAATGGGCACAGACACGTTCTTAGTGGCTCTAGCGCTTACAGATGCTTGCGCGTAAGTGTTTGTTGCACTAGTTGCTGAGCCAGAGATAGTGCTTCCTATTTGAACGCCGTTACCATCATAGTATGTAATCTTTGGGGTTATAGTTCCAGCACTTGCAGGCGATTTTACTTGCGCAGATAAAACGTAATAATTTCCAGCAGATACAGGTATGCCTTTACGTACAGCATCTAAATTACCTAACTTCATTGACCCAGCATCTGTAGCAATAATTTTGCAAGAGTATGTTAAATCAATGTTATTTGAATTAGTTGGTGGGGTTTGTTCTGTGCTTGAGGATATAGCGGCACCTGTAGCAACCCAATCACCTGTTGATTTGTAAAAAGTTGAGTCTTGCGGAGTTAGCAGTAAGTTGTTAGACACAGTTAAAGTTGGTGCGTAACTTGTTAGGGACTCAACATAAGTTCCTAACCCATTTAGAGTTCCCTTATTGTTATACATAAATACAGACTCACGAATTAACTGCTTTTGATTTTTTACTGGTAAACCAGGTTCTTTTAAAAGCCCAAAGTTAGCTACTTCTAATGGGAGCATTGAAGCAGCTGTTGCTACACGTGTGTGGTCAGGAAGTAGTAGGTCTAAGTAAGTTATTGCCTCATCTAAATCAAAACCGTAGGCGTCAATAAATGTGGCTAAAGCTGAGTTGTAATCAATAGGAGATAGAGGGCTCTGCTCGTTACTAGTAAAAACTCTAGGCAAAAGTTCTAAAAGTTTTTCTGCTGTTTTATGGTCTGTAGGAACTATACCTTCAATAGAGCCAGCGTCCACCCAAGTTTTCCCAGGGTCTGTAAACAAAAACATTCTATAGTAAAGAGGTTTTCCAGGAACAAGTGCTGGAGTTGACGCTAAGTCTTCTACTCCACCTCCATCGTTAAACACATACTTAGTAAGCGCTGCTGTACTAGCCTGGTAAACAATGATTCCATCTTCTGCTGTTTCTGGATAACTGCTTTGATTACGTACCAGTCTTACTGCAGAGTATGCTCCTGTTGGAATTTTCCAGTACACGTATGCCTCGTGAAAGTCAGTGACAAGTAAAGCCATCGGCTCAACAGAGTACGCAAGTAGAGGGCTACTGCCGTACTTAGATAGTCCATATATTGCATTACCATAATTAGCCATTTAAAATCCTATCGGATGTCGCCAAGAATAAACCAGCTATCGGTTCCCGTCTTGATGCAAGTTGCAGCTGAGTACTGAATACGAGTGTATGGCGCAGCAGGTGCTGCTCCTGCTGAAACTAAAGTTGTAGTACCAGGTGTTACAGCAGAAATAGTGGTTGTTCCTGCACCAAATTGTGCAACGTTAATTCTTGTTCCAATAGGAAATGCAACTGTTGCATTTGTTGGGATTGAAAAGGTGTTAGCTGTAGCAACAGTCATAGTAATTAACTTTTCTGCATCCGCAAGTACAGCGGTGTAAGAAGCAGTTTTACCGTTAATGCTCATGTAAATTTTTGGGTCATTAAGCACAGGAGATGCGCCAAAGGAGACTAGTGATGAACCAGTGATAGTACTTTTTAAGGTTGTTCCCGCTAAAGTTTCTGCAGTTATAGCTGCTACTTGAGCACGGGTATTTGCTATACCAATCTCAATATTGTAAAGTCGGTCTTTAACAGACGACCACGTAGTAGTCGTAGTATCAAAGCCAGATGTTCCCCAACCAGAACTTGTTAAAGGAAAAGTTCCCAGCGTTGTTTCAATTGCTGTTACCTCACCTTGTAGGTCGTTAATATGGGAGGCAATAACTGTGTCTGTAAAGTCAACTTTAGAGCTAAAGTCGTTCTTAATATTTCCTGGATAATAGACTGCCATTTGTTACCTTTCCATTGTAATGTTGTATTTTCTCTGGTTTACTAGTTATTTACTTGCTAAAGTCCTGGGTGACTATGGCTAGTACTTGCTTTACCACTCATTTGCGACTCTAAAGAAGTAACCCGTGACTCTAGTGACGTAATACGTTGCTCATGGTTTAGAAGAGTTTTTGCCATTGCTAGAAGTGTCTTTGTTAACTCTATTACTTGCGTTCCGTCTGGCTCAGACTCCACTATTAAATAAGGTGTTAATCCAGCAAGTGATACAGTATTGAGTAAAGGCTTTACTAAATATGGTTTGCTTGCCTCTTGATGCTTTCCAAACGACCCAATCCAAACAGGATACTCGGAGTCCCCAGAGATGTAAGCAACCCAAACGCCTTGACCTATTGTGGGGGGAGAAGTATGTATACCGTGTGGCTCAACAGGCCAAATCCAATCAGTAACTTCAGCTCCAGTAGCTTGAGGAACTAAAACTTGAAGTCGTCGTTGGTTTAAGGGGTCTCTATTGTTTTGTACAACTCCCCTAAAAAACCCAACAATGCTGTTTTCATCAACCACTGTATGTCGCAATGGTCATATTACTTTCCTTAAATCTAAAGATCTCATTTGCAAAGCCAGTTAGAGGAGCAAGCCCAGTAACAATGCCTGTTCCAGAAGCAGTTCCAGTAGTAGCGTTGGCAACAACAATCCTGTAATCATCTACACCTACGATAGAAGCGCCAGAAACATTAAACCCAGCTGCAGATAACCCTGTAATACTTACAACTCCGCCTGCTTTCATTGCGTGGCGCTGGTTTACGGTGTAGGTAATATAGCCTGATGCAACAGTGTCTAAATTGTATCCCACCTTAACGTTAGTTGCATTTCCAGTAATAGTTGACCCATTTTTATAAAGAGAAATTAATTTTGCTATTTTAACTCCTTCTGTTTGATTTAAAATGTACTCAAGGTCTTGAGGGTAAATTGTGTCTTGAAAGTTCATGTTGTTATACCCGTAGACAGTAAGAAGTGCTTTTTTTATATTTATGTCTACCTCTGCTTGTGTGTACTGAGGTACTTTTAGATATTGAATTGTAATAATTAAGTCAGAGTATGTAGGTGGTTGAATTGTTACTGAGCTTCCAATTAAAAGTTTATCTGCCAAATACTCAGAAGCAGCAGTCGCCAACTCTGTGTATTCAGGAGAGACCGATCCAGTTTCTGTAAGACCTGGTTGTATGTCAGTGTCATTTAAATTTCTACTTGGAGCAATATACACAGTGACGGATGTCCATGTTGACCCGTAAGCTTTTGCTTTTCCAATACCTGTTACAGTGTTTGTTAAATCTTCATAATCTTGCAGGGTAATAGCTCGGTTAGAAGAGCGCAAAGCAAGAGGAGCAGAAGATCTAATTTCGTCATTGCTTTCTGGGTCTGAACCACCTGTTGCTGCAGTTCCGTTTATAACCGTTATAGCAGAAGTCAAGGCGCTTGTTTGAGACGAAGTTAAAGAGGGTATATACACAATTGTATCCACCGTATTAGCGGAAACGTTACCTATAGTTCCTCCACCAACAACATACATTGCACGAATTACAGAGCTGTTAATTGGGATTGCTCCAGAAACTCCATCTCCAAAGTAAATGGAAACAACGTTATTCTCATCTGATTTAACTGTGTAAACCAAATCATTTGGGCCATAGTCTAATAAATGTTGTACTTGAGTCCATTTAGCGTAAACAGTTCCGTATTGAATGTAGACCGAAATAGAGCCCTCTACTACAGGTGTGTTTGGTAACTCAAAACTACTGTTAGGCGTTTGAGCAGAGACTCCAATTTGCTGTCCGTAAACAAAGTCTGCAGCTGAATCAACGACGTTGATGTAGCGTCCTTCTTCAGCGTACACGGTGTCTGTACCAGAAGAAACTACTACAGAGTCGCCAACAGTAGTAAAATACACTGGAGTAACCACGTCTGCTGTAACAACATCAGCACTTACAACCGTTCCTTCAGGGATTGTGACTGCTGGGTATGCCATAGTTGAAGTACCTGTACCGGAAGCAGTTCCACTAACTCCTGATACAGCCACGGTAAACTGGGTTGATGAGGCAGATGTAATATATGCTGATGTTACGTTAAAAGAAGTCGTGCTGAACCCAGTCACCGTAACAACTCCGTTTACAACAAAAGAGTTGTTTCCTACATAGGTTATGGAAGTTCCATTTCCAGTTGCTGTTAAGTTACCTGACACGGCAGGAGTGTTGTTATTAAAAAAAGTCAACTCAACTGTAGAACTACGATAACCAGCTGGAATATAACCATAAGTTTGAGCAATATTTAGCAAGCTGTTACGTTGAGTAGCTGTTGCAAGAGAGAACTCATTGGCAGTTCTATCAATGTAGTAAGAGATTAAGTCTCCCATATATGCAAACGCTTCTACAAGAGCTACGCCAAAGTCTGCTGGGTCTGAAGCTGTCCACTCTGGTATACGTTCTTGAATTCTAGCAATAAGTTGCTCACGAATTGAGTAATAATCTCTTCCCGTATAGTCAACAGAAATTGGTATATTAGATACTTGTGCAGTACTCATAGTTTCTCCTCATACGCTGGAAAGATTCCTTTAATGTCAATAAATCCTATTGAAGTCTTTTGAACTTCCTCGTTAGGTAAGCTGTATGTAATAGTTACATTTAAAGCACCTGCAGTAGTTCCTGGTTCAGACTCTACTTCTATTAATGTTAGCAAGTTTAATCGTTTTGCAAACGCACTGGTAACTTCGTTTTGTACTTCCATTACAGCGGTTTCTTCATCATCAAACAGTGCATAAGGAATTAAAGTACCAAATGTAGGTCTCATAACTCTTTCACGAACTGAAGTGCCTATTACGGAACGAACTTTATCAGCCCAAATTTTAGATTGCTGAGTTGTAGTTCCTACCATCCCGAATGTGTCAATAGAAAAAGGAAGGGATATTGTCTTTTCATCAGCCATTATACTGCTACCCACCTTCTCGGAACAACGTTATACCCAGTCACAGATTCATTAGTCATAGGTTCTGAATTACTTAGTTTATACCTGGTAGGTCTATTTGCACCTGTTGTAAGGGCTTCGTTTAGGTCTACCGTAGGAGCACCTGGGATAATAGAATTAGTGTTATCTCCAGTACCGTCAGTTACACACTCAAATTCTATAGTGTATTTACCATCTGTAACTATAGTGTGTACCGCTTTTGATGTTACCCAAAAACCATTACTTCCCGCTGCACTACCCTCTATTTGAATAGTTCTCCAAGGAGCAATTCTGGGGTCTCCTTGACCAAATCCATACCCAGGTATAGACAACTTAGCAAGCTTTGCTTTTGCGTCAGATAAACTTTGTGCACTTAGTTTGTCTATTACGACAATGGTTGTATCAACGTCACTAAATAAAGGAGCTCTATTCTTTGCTCTCATGTTTTTTCCAACAGAGGCTGGTGAAGAGGTAGCTCTGTACACTTTTCCTGTTAATGGGTCAACCCCTCCTACAATTTTTGTAGATTTTGAATTACCACGAAAGTTTCCAAAATCACCTTGTGTACTTTCAAAATGGTCTAGTGTCTGTGACATTGGTTGAGCTGTAGAGGGTATGTCTCGTTCTAAAAATGCCATTACAGGTATTGTAGTTAACGACTTTTGTAGCATTACATCTACAGGATGAAAATGAAGCTCTACTCCTACAACTTGACATGCGTACCCAATTGAGCGAGCTAATTCTTGCACTTTTTGCCATTGAGACTGTCCAGAAAATGATATTTGAGGAAACCGAATATCTGATTTTGTAACTACTGGTTTTAATTTGTTGAACTTAGCGATGTCTGTTACTACTTCGCTTGCAGTTGCGTTTTTCCAAATTTTTTGACGGTTTTCTTTTAAGGGGTAAGAAGCTGCTAAACAAGTTATCTTTAATGGTTTCTCAATGCTAGAAGAAGTTGGGTACTCTAAATCTGATACGTACCCAATAAAGGTACCTGAAGTCATGTCATTAGACCAAGTAACAGTTACAGCTACACCTGTGGATAAAGCTTTTACGTAGTTAACATTGAGAGAGGTGTAATGCATCTCTAACACATCGTGACTACCCATTTTTTGAGTTAAGGTAAGTGAGTAGGGAAGCTGAGTAAACCCAGGAAAATCTGGAAATGAGACAGTAAATGAGCTGCCATATCTATTTTGACGTTGTGGGTCACGCATTAGGTATCCGTAATAAAGTTCCAGGAGCAATTTCATTTGGGTTAATAATCTCAGGATTTATATCTAAAATTTCATGCCACAACCCAGGATTATTTAAAAACTTGTGAGCTAGTACGTCTAGACGGTCTTTTTCTACATACTCGTACATAAAAAAAGTTTGTCTGTAACTTGGGAAATTTCTAAAGCAAGTTAAGTTGTATTGAGACTTTCTAGAGTCCCAAGCTTTAAATACAGTTGAGTCAGCGTATCTGCTATCTAGGTATATCATGAGGTTGCAGTACTCCCTGGACTCTCTGGGTTATAAACTGACCTGTCAAACTCACCGTCTTGGTTCTTCCCAGTTGCTGTGTCGTAGTATCTTGTACATACAAGGTTTACTGTTGTAAGTATAGGAACCATTCTTTCATTAAACATCATGTGCTTTAAGTCTAAGCTACTTACACGTACTAAGTATCTTAATCCAGCACCTAAGTGCAGTTCCATAGGAATTGGTTGTAACCAACCTTTATCAGCAGTAAGGCCGTTTAATCCAGATTCATAGTCCGCATAAAAGCCATTCATTGCTCTAAACAAATACTCTATGTCATACATTGTGCCTTTTTGGTAAATCATTTTAGTTTCAGTTAATGGTGGGTCTGTAGGCCATCCACCATCCAATAGCTGTGCGTAAGAGCCGTCTGGGTAAATTATTCCCATATCTTCAATTCGGTTTAGTATTAGGGTAAAAGCAATTGTTCCTTTCATAAGGCCTGCTGCAACTCCAGTCATACCATTAGCCCCACTTGCTGCATATTGAGGAGAAAATGCGTCCACAATACCCCAAGCCATTGACACGTCGGTTGGGTTGTACAAGAACCTAAAGCCATACGGAGTGTCGTTAAACTTCACGCCCGATTTTATAGCAGCATCTCTTTCAGCTTTAGTAGTGATTGCGTTTTCTGCAAACATTTTACTCATTTGAATGGTGCCTCTAGAAGGAACAACTCCTTGCCATTGCTGTTCTCCACCAATGTAGTCGTTAGTTTTTAAGCCTTTAAAAGCCTGTCTTCCATTTGTGTAAGTTGGGCCGCCAAGTGCGCTAGGGTCTAAAACCGACCTTGATTGCACACCAAAAGGATGATGCATAGCGCTTTTCATCATAGGTATATTGTACTTATACTTTATTCCGTCATAATTTGCCGGTGGGGCAGGTGTTTCATCTTTTGGTTTTGGCGGAAAGATGTACTTAGGTTTAAAGACATAACCTTTTTTTCTAGAAGCGGTAAGTTCTTTAATTCTAGCATTAATGTCATCTATTTCTTTTTTTACTTTCGTAGCAAGATCCTCGTATGTTTTTACGGTTTTTTGAAGTGCAAGTATATTTTTAGCTGTTTGCACGCTGTAAGGCTTCGGTTTTGCAATCTCAATTAACAATTGCTCATTAGCTGTGGCTTTACTTCTTATCCAATCTGCTAGCATCTTTTTCAGCCCACCGTTTGGCGAATAGTCTCGTTTTCTTTGTAAATCTTTAATTTGCTGTGTAATTGCTGCCTGTCTTTTTTTCTCTTTAGCAGCCTCTTCTGCTTTTTTTATGGCATCTTTAGCGGCTTTTGTAGCATCTTTATCTCGTTGAGCATCAGTAGGTGTTGGAGTTCCCATTAGTTGCTTCCTATCTTCTCAAGTTTATTATCTTTTTCAAGATATTTCTTCAAAGTCTTTGCAAAAGCTTCTGCTTCGTGCTGAGTAGCTTGCTGTATTTGGAGAGTAACGTAGATGTTATTTGTGTCACCCTGTGAAAGCTCTTTACCTCTAGCGGTGTGAAGGGACATCTCATACGGCTTTGCATTAATAACGTTTGTGTTAAATCCATCTTTAGGACCACCTTGAATTGCGCCAATTCCAAGACTTGCTCGTGTAGCAGCAGCTTTATCACTTTGGTCTTTTGGTCGCTCAAAATCTGTCATAAATACTCTTGCAGCATCCATAATTGTAACGTTAGGGTCTTTTAACTTTTTCATCATTGACCCATATGTTTTCATTTCTTTTAACAAAAACATTTTTTGAAGTTCAATATCTAGATAATTCATGCCTTTAGAGGCAGCAAACTTCTTTAGCGCATCTCCACGGCCCTTGTGCCATTGAGCAATTCCAAAGGAAGTTCCACCATCTCCAACCGCTCCAGTACGCAGACCAGACTCTTGGATTAAGTTACCGACCACTCCAGTGGCTCCATTTTGGCTTAGTCCTTGGGTCAGAAGCCAAGCGTGTATCTCTTTAGCATTTGCTCTAACACCTTCTCCAACAGCAGCACCCGTAGGGTCTCCAGACGCAGTAGGAGACGCACCAGCTGCACTAGAAGAGGTGTTTTTCTGTCCATCGCCGCCTGGGTAGTAGGCGTTAGGGTCAGTAGGTACTTTTCCTTTGCGTAATTCAAAGTGCAAGTGAGGGCCGCGAACGGTGCCCGTGGAACCAGACTTACCAATTTGATCTCCAACTTTAACCTCTTGACCAGAACGAACTAACTTTATGTTTAAGTGACCGTAAATAGATGAGTATCCATCACCATGGTCTATTTCTACTGCAATACCTAAATCTCTACTTAAGTTTCTAGATACTACTTTTCCAGCAAAACGAGCATAGACAGGCGTACCAGTTGGCATAGGAGTGTCTTGACCTGTGTGATAATTTAAAGCTCCAGCCATTACTAATGATGAGTCTTTTGCGCCAAACCCAGCTCCCATTTGTTTAGAGAGAGAGGTGGAACCCATTGAAGCAGCTAAAGCACCATTAGCCATAGGTTGAGAACCAGAACTAAATGTAAATGCGTTTACTTGGGAACCCGCTGAAGAAGAGAACCCATCTGTTGGTCCACCCATTAAAAATCCCGCAGTTGCTGCTAACGCTGTAATTGCTCCAGAACTGACTTGACCAAGACCAGGTATAGCATTTATCAGTGCTGTTGCAGCAAAAGCTGTAGAGGCAAATTTAGCTGATTTGCCAAGACGACTTCTTAAACTACCTTTTTCTGAATCTCCTTTTATTTTGTCACCAACAAAGCCTCCCGCCATTGCAACAGCTCCTGCAACAGTTGCACCTTTAGCAACTTTAGCTATCGTAGCTAATCTTGCTGCTCTAGCTGTTGCAGCAGCAGTTGCTGCAGTCGCTGCAGTTGCTGCACCAGTAGCAGCAGTAGCACTTACTCCTGTAGCAGCTGCTGCTGTAGTAGCAGCAGTAGCAGCAGTAGCAGCAGTACCAGCAGCAGCAGTAGTAGCAGCAGTTGCTCCTGTAGCGGCAGTAGCAGCAGTTGCAGCAGTTGCAGCAGTAGCTGCTGAAGTGGTTGCGACTGCTGCACCACCAGCTTTTGCAGCAGTAAGGGCAGTTTTAGCTGCACCTGCTAGTTTCCAAGCTCCAATTCCTGTGAGTACGTTTGTAAGCAGACTTGTTACGCCACTACCTGATTTTGTTCCATTAAAGGTTTGTAGTGCGCCCTTCATTTGCAAAATTAATTCAGGTGTCTTTTCTAATGCTTTGTTTAGTTTTTCTAAAGCTGCTGCTGCAGTTTCTGCTCCTTTTAATAAGCCTTTTTCAGAATCTTGAGTAAGGCTTTCTTCGGAGTCATTAATTCTGTAGAAAGGATTTAAAGGATTATCAGATGTTTTAAAATCTTTTAATTCGCCGCTTTTTCCTGAAGCAATTTGTCCCATTGAAGCTTTTATTAAAGTCGCTGTTTCACCTGTAATACCCATGGTAGATAGCTGATAATCAAGGTTCATACCCATAGAGTCTTTTGCAAATTGCTCTGCACCAATTTTAGTTACATCTTTTCCAGCATAAAAGACATTCTTCATAAGGTCTTTTGCTATAGCGCCAGGTGTGCGCAAGTTACCCTTTGTGTCGTACTGGTTAATACCGTACTGGTAGAGCTGAGCTCCCATACTTCCTGTAGACAACGCTCCAATTGCAGATGAAGCAGCTGCGTTGTCCATATTCAATGCTTTTGCTGCTGCGCTTGTTTGTTCCAAGCCCATCTTCATGTTTGCACTACCAGGCATAAAGCTGTAGTTAGTAAATGTACCAAAAGCTTCGGCAGTACCCATAGGGCCTGTTATGCCGCCCTTCATGGCTGCCATTGTGCTTAATTGGTTTTGAGTTCTATTACTGCCTCCGAGCATAGCTGAAGAGCCGTAATATGAACCAGCTCTTTGTGCTACTGCTCCAACGTCTGGAAGCATACTTGAAAAGCCACCAACAATAGCCGTTGCTATCTGAGCTCCTGCAGCTATTTTACCAAATGAGGCTTGTCGTATACCGACGTCTAGGTACGCACTGTTTATCCTTTCGGAAGTGCTTTCGTAGTTACTTTGCTGCGCATTTGAGCCTGGTTTGGCAGCAGCCATAGGTGTTTGGCTTGAAAACTTTGGCGCACCACTTACAGATGTTTTTCCAAATACAGGTGTTCCTTGCCCATTACCAAATTGACCGCTTTTGGACAGAACCGCATTGACGTCCCCAAATGCTGATGGTCCAAGTCCTTTAATCTTTTTTAAGACGTCGTAGACACCAGAGAGTTCTTTTTTAAGGGTAGTAACAGAAGAGGTAAGTGTTTTTACATTACCCATAAAGTTAAATGCCATTACCTGTCCTTTCTGCCTTTGCCTTGGCTAGTTCTAGCCAATTTTGTCTCTCTCTTACTGACATGTCTTTTATATCAGATAGTGTCCATCCCTCATGATTTGCACTTATTGCTGCCCACTGTGAGAACAGTTCTAAGTACGACGTGTAACTACAGGCGAAACAAGGTTCCCAAATTAATGGATACCGTTACCTCGCCTTCACACTCAGGACACGTAACTTGTAGGTCAGTAAACTGAGGTCCGGGTACTCGCTTATTGATTTCTTTAACGATGTTCTTTCTATCTACCATTCCAAGATGCTGTACCTGTAATGCGCTATAGACAGGGTTGTCGTTTATCTTTAGCACACAGGCTTGAAGCAAAATTGTTGTTTGCTCTGCTTCTGATTTATCAGCATTTGCAATCAGTTGTTTTTGGTCACTACCTGTTGGAAGTTGAACCGTAAAGAGGTCTTTTTTACCTTTTACAGTAAAAACACGGTCGTTAATTGGGTCTGTTAAAATTTTAACCTTTACATCTTCGTTTAAATCTACAGTCACAATCTTGTAGTCTTCGCACTTATCGCAGTAGGAAGGTATTTCAATATCTACTCCAAAAGTTGCTTTAATGATTCCAAGTAGAAGAGCATCTAAGTCTCCCGCTAGCAATTCATCTAAAACAGACTCTTCGGCTTTGATGCTTCCAATAGAAACCGTTCCACGTTGAATTATTGCTGATAGAGCTTTTCCTATAGTTGTTGCTTTAGCAATTGCCTCTTCATCACGTCCGTTTAGCTCTCGCACCTCTGCGGTACGGAGGAGCTCCCCAGCGGGGGTTACATATCCGCCAGGAAGTTCCACCGTAGTATCCACAGGAGATTTAATTTGCGGATTGAAATCATCTTCAATCTGCTCATTCATGACTTGGTTTATGAGATTGTTAGCCATGGCGGGGTTAGCCGCTGCACTGATTGTTTTCGTTGTCATTTTATTCCTTTGTTAGATTGGATTAGTTAGTTTACAACTGCTGAGCGAGCCCCGCCGCCACCGCCACCGCTACTTGCTGTAGCAGC